TCGGAGAGACGTCCCGCTCTTCGTCTTATTTCAACCTGTGGACTCAACATCCATAGGTGGACATTTTTCAAACTCTCGCCGTAAGTGCTCTGTGCCCCGCGCCACATTTCTCATACTAATAGGCTTGTAGGTCCTGTTTAAAACGTATACAGACGGCCAGCAAACTGCAAGTGCGCAACCAGAATTCCGACCCTGGATTAGTCCCTCAGTATGTGGATGCACCGCCGTAATAGCCGATAGAGAGTTCAATACAACATGCATAGTTTCCCATTTGTTTTCAAGGACCGTGTTGCTAGGCGTACTGAAGTTTCAGAAGTTCTGAACACTGTACGCCAGGATTTCCAGGATGGATATTCTTATTCTTATTCCACTACTGGAGCTTATGTTGCCCCTGCTTATCGAGTAGGCTGGCGACGTCTCAAATCCTGCATTCCTATTTTTAGACATACTTCCAATGGTAATCAATTTTTGGATTCTCAGCTTCCTTTCTCTCCCTTGAGGTCTGTTAAGACCCCTACAGTAATTAGACATTACAATCAGACTGTCCCAATGCTTAAGTCTGATTGGTATGTTTCTGATCCCAACACTTTGAATAATACTTGGTGTGATATGGATGCTCTATATTCTTTGTATCTTCCAGCCCAGTGTAGCAAGTGCTACACCTCAACTAGTTGTTTTGTGTCCAGGCTTACTTCTCATGATGTGTTGTGTAACACCTGTATTGTAGAAAAGAAAGATCACTGTGAGTACCCATATGTATTTCCAGAAACACATGTTGGTGCTATTCCTAACACCTGTCTTGTGTACACTGGATACGCAGATGTGTTCAGATGTGAGCGATGTAATATTTTGATTGGATCCTGGAAGGAGGGTGATGATCCCATTGCCATCCATGACTTTGAGTGGGGATCATCATGCCCCGGTTGTATAGATGAGGAACAGTATTGTTGTATTGATAGGTGTTTTGTGGTTTCTGAGTTTCTTTCAGAGCCATGTTCATGCTGCTTGTCAGAAAAGTATTGCATAGCTAAGTGTAGAAAATTCATTCAGAGGAAAAATCTTGCATTGGCAGTGGCCAAACCTTTGAAGTTTCTTCAAGATCTAGTTGGGTCTAAAGTGATTCCAAATTTCACTGTCAAAGAAAAACGCAGGTATGGAGTTGTCACCAGTTACATTTCTTGTAATGGTGTGACTGTTGGAGATACAGGCATGACCAAACGCACAGCACGTAACAACGCTGCGCGCAGATTTCTCTATGTTGCAGATGTTTTCCCAACTACTCATATGTTTAGGTCCCTTTCCACTTTGCCAGATAGATCTAGTGAGACTATTGAACTTGCAAATTCAACATTAAATCATGTACATGCAGTCATTGACAAACATGACGATGGGATCACACGCTTGCGTGAGAATTTCGAAGTCAAAGTTGGTGATGTGTCTAGGCAGGTTACTGAGCTTATGCCAAAAGTTAATAATATTGTTGATAATGCCACAGAGACTCTTGACTCTTTCAAGAGTATTTTAGCTAAGATTAATAACTGGCTGCCCTCTCTTTCTGTAGATACCACTGCTATGATTAAGGATGTTTTTGTTTCTTTGTTTTTTGCTTTAACCACTAGATCAGTTACTCCTTTGGTTCAGGGTTTTACCTCCTTTGCTTTACGTACCAATGTCTTTTCTCACCTCATTTCTTCTTTGTCAACATGGTTGGGTTCTCTTAAATATGATACACCTTTTGTAGATGAAGAGAGACCTCAAACACATGGTTTTCAACTTCCAGATGTAGATTGTGTCAAGGAGAAATTGGCTTCTGTTTATGATTCCTTTGGTACAGGTTTGTGTATAGCTTTGTCTGGTGTTTTGTCCTTTATTGCTATTATGTGTTATGGTATAACTGATTTGTCAACTGCTTCTTTTAATAAATTACTTACCCAGTCATCTCTTGTTGGACGTGCCTTGGTTGGCGTTCGGAGCTTTAAGGATGTTTTCTTTGGAATCTGGGAGTATGCTGATAATATGGTATGTAAATTGTTATATAATCAGGATAGAAAAGCTCTTGATTTGTCTAAGAATTATCCCAGTCTTTCTCCAGTTTTAGCTGTTTTTAAGTATTTCAAAGAAGACCTTGCTGCTTCCAATCTGCTAGGTTGCAATTCTGCTGCTTGTGAACTTCTCGTCAAGGCTGATAATCTTTATCAGGGTTACCTTGACAAATCTCTTACTTTAGGTCACCGTGAAATTGCTGCCAGACTCAAAGAGGCCCGTCGTGCTGTTAAAACTCTTATTGACAAAGCACAACTTTATCTTTCCTGTGGTGATGGTTACAGAGTTCCTCCATTGATTGTTTTCTTATATGGTGAAGCTGGGTGTGGTAAGACAGAATTGTCTTCAATTATGCAAAAGCAACTTGCAGAAAAATATTACCCAGAACTAAATCCCAAAGATGTCATATATTCGCGTAAGGCGGAGAATGAGTTTTGGGATGGTGTCAAAAGTTCTAGTAATATTATAGTGTATGATGATGCTTTGCAAATTGTGGATTCTGCTGCCAAACCAAACCCTGAGATTTTTGAATTTATTAGGTTAAATAATAGCGATTCTTTCCAGGTTCATATGTCAAGTGTTGATGATAAGGCGTGTACTTTTGTTTCCCCATCCTTTGTTATTGCTTCCTCTAATGTTGATCCTCACCAGTATAGACCCCGCTCTATACATAGTCAGGATGCCTTCTATAGGCGCATGGACCTTAGAGTGAGAGTAGACGTTGCTGATGAGTATGCTAAAGTCGTTATGCGCCACAATGGTCAGCGTCGTGTGCCAGATGAAAGGAAAATTTGGTTTAAACAAAATCGTGGAAAGACTCAGGCTGATCTTCTTGCTGCTTTGAATAATGATACCTACAATCTGGAAACTGATACAGATATTTATCAACTACATGTGCAGTATACTTTAGCTGGGCGTGAAGAAGTCAAGGTGTGTAATTATACTGAATTCATGGAACTTGTTGTTAAACTTAGAGGTCTTAGAGTGTCTGCTCACAAGGATAAGCAGGTTCAGCAAATTCCTGTTTTGCCTGAACAGCTTGGTGCTCTTTCTAGTGCTATTTCTGGTCATGCAGGGACTTCTCGTTTCTGTATTCATACTGATTGGCTTAATTTTCATGAGGATGCTGAAGAGGCGTGTCGTTACTTGTCTGAGAAATTTGATAAATGCTTCATGCCTGGAACTGAAGGCCCTACCTTTATGTCTAAGGAGATTGTTGATCAATGTATTTGGAACATGTCAGAGGTTGATGGATTTGATGTTGAAGGTTTCTTTACTGAGTGGATGGCAT